TTAGCACAAACACTAGCGCAAGACGCAAATCAAGCAGCAAAACAAGCATCACTAGGTATTGGAGCACAAGAAAGACAAAACCAAATGTTAAGAGCCCAAGAAGCTGGACAAATGCAAGATAGAAGATTAGGTGAAGATGCTAGATTACAACAACAAAGATTAAGTGAGCAAGGTAGAATAGATCAATTGCAAAGAGGTGATTTATCAAGAATTGACATGTTGCAAGCTCAACAGCAAGATGCCATGCAACAAAGGGAGTTAGCTGAAAAAGCTAGACTAGGAACATTAACAGCTCAAGAGCAAGCTCAACTTGATAAAATGGAAAGAGGTTATCAAGGCGAATTAGATATGACTAAAGCGGCTAAAGAGTTAGAGTTAGATTTATTAGCTAGAGGAGAAACTAAAGAAATAGATTTATTACAAAGAGCACAGCAAGGACAATTAGATATGATGAGTGCTGCTGAAAAATCTAGATTAGATGAATTATTTAGAAGAGAAGGTAGAGATATAGATTTACTACAAAGAGGTGAGGCAGGTAGGTTAGATGAACTACAAAGACAGCAAGGGTTCAATATAGATATGATGCAAAGAGGTGAAGCTGGTAGATTAGATCAGTTACAAAGACAATACGCGGGAGATATGGATATAAGAAGATTAGGTTATGATGCTAATATTGATCAATTGTTAAGAGGACAAGATTATCAAAATATGCTAAGTGAAATTGGTGGTGATATGTATTCTAGAGGATTGCAATATGATAGAATAGCAACACAATTAGGAGCAGCTTTAGGACAATTTACCGGACAGCTACAAAGCCAAGCTATGGCAGGTCAACAAAATATGCAAAATACACAAAACTTTGCTAACATGCTAGGTAATCTTCCTTTCCAACAGATGTTCGGTGGTAGTAGCGGTTGGAACAATTATAGTCAAGCGAATGTTGATCCCGCGAATAGTGATAGAAGACTTAAAAAGAATATTAACTTAATTGGTAAATCACCTAGTGGGTTAAATATATATAGTTTTGAATATATAGATTCAAAATATGGAGAAGGATTATTCCAGGGCGTAATGTCTGACGAAATACCACAAGAAGCCGTTAGCAATATAAACGGTTATGATATGGTAAATTATGATATGTTAGATGTAGAATTTAAACAAATATAAAATATGGCAGCAGATAAAACATTAGTAGACGCGTTTTCGAGATATGGACAAGCTATGGGTATGGCTAACGCTTCACTTCATAGTAACGCGATGATGAACATGCTTACTCAAATGGGTAACAAGTGGATAAAAGAAAAAGAAGAAGACGTTAAGAAGAATCAATCTTACATGGATGCTTTTGATAAAATCCAACAACAATTTGTTGGTGTTAATCATCTACATACTAATCCTGAAAACTATCAAAGATTTCAAGAAGCTGTATATAAACAAATAGAATTAGCTGATCAAGCTAGAGAGTCTGGCGATAAACAAGCTTACGGACAGGTTATGCAAACATTAAATACAATGAAACAAGAGTTGGGTTCTCTTGATAATCTTTATCAAATGGGTAAAACATCACTTTCTCCCGCGTCTCGTAAAGCTGGTTATAATAAAATATTTAATAAAGATGGTCAATATGAAATGTTTTGGGGTGAAGATGGTAAATCCAGTATACAGACAGCTACAGAACAAGGTTTTCTTGATAGTCAAACTAGAGATTTATCATGGTATGCAGATGGTTTAGTGCCAGATCAAGATAAACAAATTCTTGATATTGTTTCTGCTACAGAAAACAAACTTTTACAAATGTCTAAACAAAGCGAGATATATGATTTTGACGATCCAATAATTCAAAGAGAGGTAAATCAAGCGCTTAATCAGTTAACAGAAAATGAAGTAGTACTTATGAATTTACTACATGGAAATTCTTTTAATTTAACTGATGATGATGGTTCTATTACCGGTATTGAAGGTAGTAACTATACTATAGGTGATGAAGTTTATAAAAATCGTAAAAACACTAGCGATGGGACAGCGTTAAGTAAAGATTTTTTATATCATTATAACAATGAAACAACAGTACCAGATCCAAACGATCCAACTAAACAAATAAATATATATGATAAAGATGCTTTAACTGTAGAAACAAAAGAAATACTTAAAAAAATAATGAAGGAAAACTACGAGAAAAAAGTTAAACCTTTTACTGAAGAGACTAGCGCTGTTTTAATAGGTGGTGGGCAAATAAGTCGTGATACTTATAATAATGACGTAATGCCTGATGTAAACGCTTTAAACGATCCTAAACAAAAAGATGTTGCGCAGCATTTTGCGTGGAATGATTTACTTTGGAAAAGAGAAAATGGAATTCATTACTACGACAAAGGAGATAGAAATGAAGATGGAACTGTAAAATGGGCACAAACAAGTAGAAAAAATATTGCAGCTATGTTAAAAGTTTTAAGTAGTAGACATAATTACAACTATGATATGGATATACCTACGGCTGATACACCTCCTGCTGATACTCCTCCTGCTGATACTCCTCCCACTACCAATTCTAACGCTCCTAAAATAAAAACCCTTGAAGAAGGCAAAGAAGGTAGCGTTAAAGTTGGTTTGTTTGGAAGTACTAAAGTTAAAAAAGTAGATGGTAAGTGGAAAATAAAAAGTTTTTTTGGAGAGTGGGAGGATCCTACGAAGAAAGAACTTGAAAAAATAAACAAAAAGTATAAATAATATGCCAAATTACACTTATTTTGGTCAACCGGTTAGTGAACAGCAAGTTATCAATGCCGCAGCGGGTTTTGGTATAAGCGTGGAAGAATATTTAAAACGAAATGAAGGTTTTGAAATAGTAGAAGATAGTTCATTAGTTTCTGATCTTTCTATGCCTTATACACCACCTACAGGAACAAATACAGCTACACAAAAACCTGCTAAAGAATATGATCCAAATGCTGTTGTAAAATATGATCCAGACGAACATAAAACTGGATTTGGAAAAGTTGACCAACTATTAGGGGGATTTTTAAAAGCAATACCTAAGTACGCATTTGATGAAGATGTGCAGCAACAGACAAATGAGTATATGCGTAATAGATTAGATAATGTTCCAGAAAATTTATTAAATGCTTATTATTCAGCGCAAATAAAAGTTAAAGATATATTTACAGCTGACTTAGATAACCTTGGTTACAATGAAAAACAAAAAGAAATAAGAAAAGAAGCTGAAGTAGAAATGATGGATTTATATTCTAAGTTGAATACATTAGAATATAAAGATACTGGTGTAGGTATGGTAGCTGGGGCAAAAGAAGGTGATGCAGCTAGTATTATTGCTGGTGTTTTTGGAGCTGGTATTAGCATGGCTGAAACAGTTATACCAGCCGCTTTAACATTTGGAGCGACGCTACCTGTTCAAGTTATGGCACCAATGTATACAGATTATAATAAAGCTAAAGCTAAAGCCTTATACGGAGAAGGAAAAACAGAATTAACATTTGAAGAAGAACAAGCTGCTCTTAGTAGATTAATACAAAATGACGAAACAGAAATACTAACACCTATGGCTTTAGGCCTTGTTGCTACTGGTATGGAATATGTTGGTTTTAAAGGTATAACTAACGCTATAAAAAAATACCCAGGTAAAGGAAAACTTTTAATGCAATTAGTAAGTACCGGTAATAAAGAAGGTTTTACGGAGGTTGGTCAGTTAGGGGCTGAAGTATTAAACAGTGAGCTTGGCGCTGGTAAATCAAAACTAGATGCTGCTGAGTCCGCTTGGGATGCTATGACTAGCGATGAAGGTTTAGAAATGTGGTTAAATGGTTTTCTAGGTTCTACACAAATGACCGTTGGTGGTAAAGCTGTAAATAGAGCTTTAAGAAGCGATAAAGCTAGTGTTAAAGAATTAAATAAAAAAATAAATGATTTAGCAAATCTAAATTATACAAAAAATAGCACAAGAAATAAAGATGTAAAAGAAGCTCTTGAATCAGAAATACAAAACGCAGAACAAGATCTTAGAGATTATATAAATGAAAAAAGAAAATTAAGTGAGATACTTAATGAAGATCAAAAATCATCTTTAATAAATATTTTAAATCAAAAAGATAATATAAAAACAAAAGTAAAATCTTTAAGAGATCAATTAAACAATAATCAAATAAGTAATAGTGAGTTTGGTTACGCATTTAGGTCTTTAAATAGTCAAGATAAAAAGTTAACAGAGCAAATAGAATTAATTAACGCTACAGCTAAAGAACAATTATTACAAACCAAACTTGAAACAACAAAAGAAGAAGCTGAAAAAGTAGGTATAGAACAAAAAGAGTTTAAAACTAAAGAAGAGTACGCGGCTTTATTTGGTAAAAAGGGAACAAAAGAATATGAAGAAGCTTTAGATGCTGATGGGCACATATCTGACGATGGTAAAACTTTTTTTATAAATAGAGAAATAGCCTCCCAAGAAGGCGCTATTGGTGTTGGTTCACACGAATTACTACATGGGATTATAGGTAAATCTTTTAGCAAGCTAGATCCTGAAATTAAAAAAAGGCTTAATAAAAACTTTTTAAATATATTAAGTAGAAGAGACAGGCAAGCTGTATTAAATAGATTGGCTAATAGTTATGGTATAACTGGTGACGATGTGCTTACAACTGAAGAATTATACACTGCTTTTTCTGATGAAATAATAGATGGTGGCGTTAAGTTTAGAGAAGGACCTTTTGGTAAAATAGCTAATCGTGTTGAAGACACGTTAAGAGCTCTTAGTCAAAAAGGTTATTTTGATAAAAAATTTAAATTTTTATATAGAAAAGAGTTTGGAAACGCCAGACAAGCTTATAATTTTGTAAAAGATTATTCATTACGTATAAAAGAAGGTAAAGAGCTTTCAGAAAGAGCTAAAGAGTTTGCTAAAGAAGATCCTGGAAGAGATGAAGTTGCAATGTCTAAAACAGCTCCAGAAAAATTAATTAAAACAATAAAAAGAGGTAGAAATCCAAAACAAGTTAAGGCTGCAGAAGACGCTTTAGTACCACAATACCAAGCGTTAGCTTTAGAAGCTTTAGGTTATAAAGAAGAAAAAGGTGATATACGTAGAGAAAATGTTGTATCCGCTATTAACGAGTATTATGAAGCAATTGTAAGAAATTACGATCCTGAAAAGGGAGCGTTTTCAACTCATGTTTATAATAATATAGCACCTAAAAATGATACTATATTTGAAAAAGCTAAAACATTAGCTATACGTGAAGGTGTTAAACTTGATGCTCCAGAAGTTAGGGAATTAGCTGGTGACGCTGGCGCAACAACAAACGTTGAAGATACTTTTGTTCAAAAAATAAATATACTAAAAGATTTTGCTATAGCGGATAGAGTTGCTAATAAAGTAAAAGCTTTAGTAAAAGTTGCAGAGGGTGATACTTTTAAACAAGTAATATCTAAGTACGCTGGTAAAGTTGGCGAGTTAGTATTTAATATTCCTGCTAAAAAAATTATGGAAGGTGGTGCTAATTTGATACCCACAACAAAGTATAAAGATGGTATGCCTATTCCAGCTGAAGCTCAAAATATACAAAGGTTTTTTCAAGCTGGAGAAAATATGAGTAAGTTTATAAAATCACTACCACTTTATAACGTAGCTGACAAAACTGCTGATATAGATAAAATAGGCGAAAACATAGAAACACCTAGAAATGTTTTTGGTGTGGCTATTGGTTTAAAAGGATTACCATTAAATTATTTTTATGAAAATTTTACAGATCCAACTGGTGAGATGACATCACCAAAAGGTAGAAGCAAAGGATTAACAACACAAACTCAAGTTAAAAAATTAAAACCAGAATTTATAAATCCTACACCTGAAACTATTGAAAAAGCTAAAAGAGATATAGGTATAACAGCTAAAAACGAACCAAATATTTATAATAGAGACATTGGTCAGCTACAAAAAGGATTTGCTAAAGTATATTCTATAAACGCATCGTTATCGGGTGGTCAAAGATTTTTAGCTGATAAACTTGCAAAAGCACCGGTTGAAAAAAAGCCAGCTATTAAAAAACAAATAGCAGGCGTTACAGCTGCTCAAAGTAAAAAAGCGTTTAGCAAAAGCATAAACAAGGTAGAGAAGTTGATAAACATGCGTTCTAGATTAGAGATTGATGACGCAACATTTAGAGACAAACTACTAGAGCTTAATGGTTTACCACCAACTATTAGAGTTAAAAAAGAAGCTGATATTGATAAGTTTATTGATAACTTAAAAACCAATATATTTCCAATATTACCTAAAGAAGCTTGGTTTGGTCCAGGTAAAGGAACAGCTTTTACTAGTAGTAGTAAAAATCTAGGTATGTCATCTAAAGATCCTTTATGGTCTAAGTTTCAAGAAAGAATACAAGAGTTAAAAGAAGATGAAAATATAAAGTATGGTAAAAAAATTAATGGTGTTAAAAACGAAGACATATGGTCTTTAAGAAATAAGTATACAACATTATTTGCTACTCCAGAAAAAATAAGAAAAAATATTAAGAATGGAAATATTGAAAAATTCAATAAAGAAGTTGGAGCAATACACAAGGCTCTTTGGCAAAGAATAAACGATGCTGTAAGAAAAGATAAAAAAGTAGCCTCAGGTATGGCTACATATTTAGGTTTTGTAGCTAACGACACTGGGCATTGGCATAAAATGGGAGCTCAGTTTGCTGGATACTCTGAGCAACTAACCAAAAGAACAAAGGGTAAAACAAAGGTTGAATATGAGCACGCTATGCCAGCAACATCTGCTTATTTATATTTGTTAGACGCAGCGATAAATAAACAAATTGATTTTGATACTGCTTACGAAATGGTTATTGATAATTATAAATTAATAGCTTTAGACAAAGCTATGGACGATAAACTACGTAATGCTAGAACAATGAAAGGTCATAGTTTAATGAAACGTATGCCAGATGATTGGAGTGTTATAGAAAATATGTGGTATGAAAGATATTTTAATCCTATTGTTGCTAAGCAAGATGGTGGAATTGATCCAAAATCAATTATAGGTTTAGATGGTAAAACTTTTGCTGAGACTTTTAATATAAATGCAGAGGGTAATGCTGCTGCGGTTAAAGAGAATGTCGCTGAAAATCAAAAATTTAGTAAATCAGTTAATTTTTCTAGATCATCCAATAACCCAGCTAAAGGTATTACAGTTCTAGATTTTGATGATACATTAGCTACAACAAAATCTGGAGTTAGAGCTAGAGTACCTAATTTAGACGGAACACCAAAGCCTAATAGAAAGGTTATATTTTTAGCTGGAGGAGCTGGTAGTGGTAAATCAAACGTAGTTAGACAATTAGGTTTAGAAAAACAAGGGTTTAAGGTTGTTAACCAAGACATATCATTAGAGTGGTTAAAGAAAAACTCTGGTTTACCAGCTGACATGAGAGATCTTACTAAAGAACAAAAAAGTACTTTAGGTAAGTTGCAGGCTGAGGCTAGACGTATAGCTAAGCGTAAAATGATGAAGTTTAAAGGTCAAGGTGGTGGAGTTGTTGTTGATGGGACAGGTGGTTCTATTAAGGCTATGACAAAACTTGTAAATGAGTTTAAAGACAAGGGTTATGATGTTAGCATGTTATTTGTTGAAACATCATTAGATGTTGCTTTAGCAAGAAACAAAGCTAGAAAAGAAAGATCTTTATTAGATGTTATAGTTAGAAAAAACCACGAAGCAGTACAGGGTAATAAAGATGGATTTAAAGAAATGTTTGGTAATAGATTTATGCAAGTTAATACCGATAATTTAACAATGAAAGATCCTATGCCTACAAATTTAGTAAACAAAATGAATGATTTTGTTAGTGGTTATGAAAAAATGAGATTAGATGCTGAGCAATTCGCTTCTCAGGGCGCAGATATACTAGCACAAGGGGGTGAATTTGATTTTTCAGAATTTAATGTAGTTGTAGAGGGACAAACGGCACCATTGTTTAACAAGGCGTTAAAATTACAAAAGAAGTTTGGTAATAAAGATATGTTTGTTTTAACAGCTAGACCCGCTCAATCAGCACCTCATATATATGAATTTTTAAAAGCTAATGGTTTAAATATACCTTTAGAAAATATAACTGGTCTTGCTAATTCTACATCTGAGGCAAAAGCACTTTGGATGGCTAATAAAGTTGGTGAGGGTTATAATGACTTTTATTTTGCGGATGATGCTTTACAAAACGTACAAGCCGTT